TGGGCCAGGGCTTGCACAGCTGCTGACCTAGCTCAATACCTAGATGATTATTTGGTTATTGTTTCGAGCGAAGGGAATGAAGAAGGGTTTAGAGCTGTCTATGAAAAAGCCGGGATTCCTGCCGATAAAGTGATTCATGACCGAGCCGCATGGGATACAGTTACGAATTTCACGCACACTTATCGACTGCTTTTAAGCCTAGGAGTAGAGCGTTTGTTTGTCGTAACCTCCGATTTTCATACGCCAAGAGCTAAAGCGATTGCAAAAGCTGTTTGGGGCGGCAGGATTAAAGAGCTGCATTTTGTTAAGCATCCACATTCATCAAAAAGTGCAAAATCTGATGCAAAGTATATTTTCATTGATCGATTAAGAGCCCTTATTTGGCGCTATACCGGGATTTTATTTTATTGGTGGCACGTTGCAAAGAAACGGAATGCAAAATTAAATAGTGGCCATGCGTGGATTGAAATTGCCATTTGATGCTTGTGAAGTAATGAAGTGGTGAGTAGGCTGACGTTTTAGCTGTTCTGTATGGCGATCCTGTGCGACTACGAGATTGGGGATTTATGTGACAGCTGCCAAATGGTTTGGCCTTTCGCTCCAGAGCTGTTAAATCCAGCAAGCTTGGATCTTCGTCTTGGGCACCGTTTACTGATCGAGGTAAGCGACAAACGAGATTTGATTGAGATCGACATTTCGGACAGGACAAAAGAGGATCCGTATTACCTGTCTCCTGGTGAATTTGTCTTAGGTGAGACGGTTGAGACGTTTAATTTGCCTGACAGTATTTCAGCCCAGTTTGTTTTGAAGTCAAGCCGTGCCAGGGAGGGGTTGAATCATTTACTTGCTGGCTGGTGCGATCCAGGATGGCACGGTAGCAAGTTGACGCTTGAGCTAAAGAATGAGAGACGTTATCACGGCTTGCACTTGTATCCCGGCCTAAAGATTGGCCAGATGGTGTTTCATCGGATGAGCAACGTTCCACAAGTCAGCTATGCGGTAACAGGCCATTACAATAATCATTTGCAGGTAATGCCGTCAGTTGCTTGACTGGTGCCTAATTGCTTGGAGGAAAGATGGATGAAATGGAATGGATGATCGCTAAACAGAGCTTAGGGGAAGAGCTTGAGCTGGAACGGACAGTGAGGTCTGTTGCTGCAATGAATGATTTAGCAGGGGTAAGGGAGCTGTGTATATCGCTAATTCGTCAAAACTGGCATCAAAGGAAACTTTTAGGTCAAGCCGTTACTCGTATTGCAGAGATGGATGCTCAATCAATATCTTCTAGCTGATCAGGAGGTTTTACAGTTAGAGCTTTATTACGTGCTCGACTTTCTAATCGAGTTTTAACGACTTCTAGCCAAATTTGTTTATCTTTAATGGCAGCAGCTTGCTCTTCTTCTTTAGGCCATTTTTCTCGAATGTATTCATAAATAATTTCTCTTGCAAGAGCGGAAGGTTTTTTACCGGAAAACTTAGCTTCTTCCAGGAAAAGTTCACCACGATTTGGTTCTAAAAGGATTTGTATGTATAGCCGGTTGCCGTGCTTACCCATGAACTGCATTCAGTTAGTACAACAACGTTACCATGTTACGGAGTTATCGACATTTTTCTTCCAAGCATTTGCCTGAGCTTTTCTGCTGCTGGAGCGTTGAGATTTAGATCCGCTTCTAACTTCTTTTGCCCGTTCCAGGAACATGGCAGCACGTTGTAGATCAGCTGTTGTTGCTGTTGGGATAGCTTGATATAGACGTTTCAGGTTGATTTGTCTTCCTGTCATGGGAAGAGGCATAGTCCATCGCTCCAACAAGAGTGTTATGGCAGGTTAGTTGCAAGCTGGAATCAACGACAATCCACTTGCCAAGTTCTTGAAAGATTTTAAACATCTTCATCAGTATATATGTGTCTTAGTTGTTGGATGGTTGAAAACCTAGAAGGGTGATAAGCAGAAAGTATTGCAATATCAACTTTACACCTTAGAGCAGATATTATCTGCTGTTCAAAATACCAGTCGTCTTCTTCGTAAGTAATTTGTTCTACACATAATACCTTGCCTTTTTGGTCGTAAACCGTAAATCTAGCTATGGCTAAGGGACATGATTCATCTGAGCTTTGGCAATAGTAAAAATTTACTAACCTGTTAGTTTGTTTCAAGGGTTCTGAATTCGATAAGGCAGGCTGCGACGACGTTTTCGGCTTGGCTTCTTGTAAGTACGTTGCCAATTTTTCGACGCACTTTGTTAACAGTTTGATAAAAAACATCAGGACTGATTGATTCATGAGGCGTCAAGTTAGTAAGTTTTTCTCGCACAAGCTCTGCGCGAGAGATTTTTTTGAATTGAGCTTCTTCTTCAAGGCTTGCTATTAAAGAGGTCGGAAGCCGAACTTTGATTTCTCTCATTAGACGATTTTACTCTGCGCTTAGGAGTCTTGTGTAGTTTACGAGATGGTTTGACATAAGGTTTTTCAGCAATGGCTTTAAGGGTTTCAACGTAGCCAGGTGGTTCGGGCACTCCAGCTGCCTTAAGAATTTCAGTCCAATTCATGGCTCTCGCGCGTATACATGCCGTATGTGTCCCAAACGCTCCAAAACGCAGTGATAGCAATGGAAGAGGGGTGGGACACAGGGGGGTGGACAACTAGTCTTGTCCCACGTCATCCGCTCCAAAAACAACCTCGACTGAACCCTCTAAGAGGGTGGGACAAGTGAGTGCTGTCCCAGGCTCTTGTCCCAGGGCATATTCCGCTCCAGCACTGGGATCTATAGGTGTATGGGACACTTCTGAACCCTCTCCACGCGCGAGAACAGCTTTATAGTTTTTAGTTTGAGATTCTTTTGGAACGTCTGAGACGATGAGTCCTCGTTTTTCTAGTCTTTGGAGCGATTTACGGATCGCAGCTGAAGATCCACGGATCAGGGAGTCATAGAAGAGATCGTCCCTGGAGCGTGAGTCTGGCCATGCCGCAACCAAACGTTGAAGAACTCTGCCGGTCACAGACGCGGGAGAGGTGTCTTTTTCATCAACAGCTGGAGTGAAATCTGAAACGGTAAAGGAGAGGTCATCAGTCATCTGCATCACCAGCTGTGTGTTGGAGCGTCCAGACCGAGACTTCTCGATGGTTATGAGGCGGCTGTGAGCGCCTATAGAGCGTTTCTCTTCATCAGTGGGCTGTCTAAGCGCCCAGGTCTCGTCAACAGCATCACGAATGGCTGAGGTGCCTCTGAAGCCACCATTCTTGTTGGCGTGGTGAACGATAAGGATTGTGGTTGCAGGGAAGAGGACACCATTGTTTTTGGTGAGCCAATAAAGGGGTTGAGCAAACTCAGATTTGTTTTCATCAAAGGCTCTTCCACCAGAGCAACCAATAAGTGAGTCAATGACAACCAGTTTGGGTTGATGTTTGTGCATGAGTTTGACGAACTGTGCATAACGTTGAAGCTGCCAATCAGTCAGAAGCCTTGTGTTGTCATCAATGGGGTAATCAACCTCTTCCAGCTGCTCTTTAATCTGCATCAAGCTTTGATCACCATTGAGCAGCAATATTGGCCCTTGTGCTACTGGGACGTGATTACCTCTAACGAGAAACGGTTTACCCATAGATATATGTTTAGCGAGAGCCCATGCTGTCATTGATTTACCATCACCACCAGCGCCATAGATCAAGACAACAGAGGGGTGAGGCAAGACATCAGGGATAAGGTATTCGCGTTGAGTGTCTAGCTCCATCAGCTCAGGCAAAGTTAAGATGTCTTTTTTGTTTTCATACTGAAGCTGATCAACAATCAAACGTTCTAAAGCGCCTTGATCTCTGTAGCCAGCCTGAAGGGCCAGCGTATTGAGCTTGTAGTTAACTTCAGCAGGATTATCAAGATCAAGTATTTTTTTGGCACGGTCAATTACAACATTAAAATCAAGAGTTGCGGTACGAATTTCTTGAATTTTACGATCTTCAGCTGACGTTACAATTTTTTTTGAGTCGTCTGAAAATCGATGCCTTTCTGGATCTTCTCTATCAGCCAACCAGATCAAAGTTCCAATACCAATAGAGCCGCCCTTAAAGGAGTACCAGGCGTCTTCACAGGGATTTGAGTCTTGCCATTCAGAGGCAAAGTCTGGATCATCTGAGGACCAAGAGGACCAGAGCATGAGGCCAGCTTCTGTAGGTAAGGCAGAGTTAATTGCCATACCAATTTTAATCCAATGATCTCTAGATCCTTTGCCTTTACATGGGATCACACCAAGGCAATCATGAATAATTTGAAAGACCTCATCTTGAGTTCTATCTGAAAAATCTAGATCACGTTTAACCATAGTTTTTGGAGGCTGTCTCATCTCAGCCAATAGCCAATCAGGAGCCACTGGAATGGAATCAAGATCGCCTTCAATTTTATATTGACCAGGCTCAGAAGTTTTACCGCCTGGATAAGCACCAAAAATCACACCTTGACGCTTTGAGTTCCACAAGATTTCATAATCCTGATCACCCAATCCTCTACCTTTGACTTCATTCCAAAGATGTTCTGGAACGCGAAAGAGATATTTAGCAGCATTAGCCTTAGTGGAGGTAACGATAGGAGCTTTGTGGAGCGTCGAGCCCCAGGTTTTTAGGAGTTTTTTTAAGCCACGATCAACATCGAGGATAACGATACCGTTACCTCTGATCCCAGTAAAAACGCCAACGGCCTGAAGGTCGCTGTTTTTTTGGCACGCCAAGGCGACATCAGCTGGCCCAAACTTATGATCAAAACTAGCTTCTAAAGGATTTTTACCAACTGCCGGTTTACCGGAAACCATTGAAGCATTTTTGCGGTAGATGGGTGCATAGACCAGCCCTGATGGCAGGGAGTTGACGAAATCAAGAAAGTTCATGTAGTATCAGAGAGTGGTGTTTAAGCCAATCTCCTGGGTGCGTTTTCGCTCAGGAGATTTTTTTTATTCTAGCCCGACTTGACGGCTAGAACCTAATCGTATAGTATTTGAAGGCATCGGTCAACGATGCAAAAAACACATCCGTTACTACTACGTGAAACTTTCTGCAACGCTTCTCCAAGCAATGGAGCAACAAAATGATGGAGGCTCTTCTAAAAAAAATTATCTGCGCTATGCAAAGCTTGAGCCAGGTTCACCTGCAAATTTTGCACTGTTAGAAGAAGATCCAACGAGCTGGTGGATTGTCTGGGGTGATCCCGTAGAAGGTGGAAATGGTCAACCGTTTCGTTTTCTTACCCAGCCAACCCAGGCTGACATTGATACCGAACTGGGAAGCAATTTTACGCAAGCATTGAACTATGACAAAAATGGCCCTAGTAAGCCAGTTGAATGTTTAACTTGGCCTATTTACAATTGGGATTTAAACTTAGTTCAAGTGCTTGAAGTCACGCATATCACGGTGGCGCGTCAATTTATGAAATATGGACTCAATAAAAAGTATTCTAAAAACTTTTTAATGTGGGATTTTGAGCTGTCCAAGATTAAAAATGAAGGCAAAACTAGGTATGATTTACTTATTGTTCCACGTGACGAAGACGAGCATGATGATGCTGTAATGGATGCTGCGTGGGAAGAGGCGCAAAAGAAAGGATTTGATTTAAACCAAATGCTTGTGGGAGGCGATCCATTTAATCCAAAAGCAGCTTAATCACCTGGAGCGGCAGGGCTAGGCATTGTCATTGATGTCGAAAACCTGCCTGTCCGTAATCGGTTGCGGAGGCTGCTAGGCCAGGCGGTCTCTTCCTAGTACAACCAGATTACAGAAATGGATTCTAGCCTTAGAGCGATGTTGGTACAGGACATGACTCCCATAATGCCATCGTTAAGGCGGGGAAGCCCGTAAGTCCGCTTCAAATACATTTACTTGACAATGACATCATTCTGATGGCATTATGGTGTCAAGAGCGGACCCCACTCCGCCCTTAACTATTCACAGCCCTTCAACCATGAACTCCGCAAGTCTAGCTCAGGATCAGAATCCATATAAAGACGTAACTGCCGAAATCATTTTTATTACGCCAGAAATGGCTGCTGAAATGGTGTCTCATAATTACGACAGTAATCGTCAAATCATTAAATCAAACTTGCTAGACATCAGTAAGATGATGAAAAGTAATCAGTTTGTTCTTAGTCCAGACGCTTTATTGTTTGATACAGAGGGTGTTTTAATTAACGGTCAGCACAGGACTACGGCTGTTGTAGAAACTGGGCTAGGTCAATGGTTTCTTGTTCTTAAAAATGTAAGTCATGACATTGGCAATATTGTTGATACCGGCAGGTCTAGGACTATGTGTGATCGAATTAATTTTAGGGGAGTAGATATGACCAAGAAGGAATGTTCAACTATTCGCCACGCTCTTTGTGACGTTTCTAGTGCGACTGTTGGTACGATGCAATATACAAAAAACTATCAGGATAATTTTGTAGCGAAACAGTTTCTAAAGTTTCGTGATTTCTTTCGGTTAGCAGAAAGCAATAATTTTACTACCCCAGCTTTTAATCCATTTTTTCTTGCTACTGCGTTAAAAATTTATGCAGAAATGCGTTTTAAAGAAGAGAAAGGTGCTTGTTTTTTGCACAACATGAGTGCTTTTGAGAGAGCCAAACATTGGATTGAGATTACAAATTTAGGGGCACCTCAGACAAGCATATATTATCCAAATTATGATGGAGCTGCTAATCGCGCTTATCACGCAAAGAAAGAAAAACGTGAATCAACTCCTGGAGCTGGCTTCTGGAACGATTGTCCAAGTTTGCGTAAAAGTGTAAATGCTGCTTATAAATTTATGCTTGGTGAACCAGTTAATCGAAATCTGATTGCGATAACAAAAGATCCGTTTATTTCTCTTGCTAAATTGCCTCCAACTTGCCCAAAGTATATTACTACAAACGGTGAAGTGAATTGAAAAGAATTACTTTACAGCTTCGCACAGATCAGCACGAACACCTTAAGAAGTTAACGCGACCAGGCATTTCTATTTCATGCTTGGTGCGGCAGGCTTTAGACGAATATTTGTCAAAGTCAAAAAAACATGCAATTCCGCATTTTTACATTGATCCTTTTGATAACAAATGAAATTCATCATTGTCTCTATTGTTTTCCTTTCACTAACCTACTTCACCTGGAACGGTCTTAACAATGACAAGCACTAGAATCAGCGACAAAAAACTTAAAGAGCTGGCTAAGAAAATAGCCAAAGCCATTAAAGCACTGGAGGAGGACTCATGACATTAAAATATTTCGGTTGTCCTTTTTGCGGACACCATAAGACCCGCGTAATTTGTGGATACAGGGGTCGAGTTGGTGACAAGAGGAATATAAAATGGAGATATAGACGCTGCCCAGAGTGCCATACAAGAATGAAAACCGCTCAAAAGTTAATCCCTGTTATTGGAGCGGAGGAGTTAAGTCCTTATTCTGAGCAGAAGGTTCATAGGACAGGTCAATTATTAGAAGGTAAATGGCCTTCAGCAAAATTAAAACCATCTGAAGTATTAGAAGTTAGGAGACAATGGGCTGAAGCTGAATATAAAGATGACCAGCTAGCCATTGAGATAAGCCGCATATATGAAGTACAGAAGCGAACAATTTTAAGAATCGTGCAAGGCTTGAGCTGGAAGGCTTTGCTGGAGCGTGAAGAAAAAAGCAGCCTTTAGGTTGCCAAAGCAACGTTTAGGTGTAAGGTAGTTTTGGGAACCTATGTCTTAAATGCGCGATCATCTAGACAAAATGGTTGAAGATTTAGAAGTGCAGGATGGTTTAGCCGCCTTAAGGAGCTGGAAGTTAACGCAAGACAATTCTGGTGCTTTCAGGGTTTATCGAGACGAGGAGGATCGTGAGTATCATTCTGTGACTCATATTTTGAAGCACACAGCTCCAAAGAGCCAACAGGAAGCTTTGGAGCGATGGTCAAAAAAACCTGGCAGCGAGATGCAACGCCAGAATGCGTGTGGCCGTGGGACGGTAGTTCATGAGCATTGTGAGTATGTTCTCAAGACAGCTTCAAAGTTGGCCCGTCAAAGTGCCAACAAGAAGGGATCGTGGAAGATTTGGGATGATGGTCTGGCACGTCCTCCAAAAGCCATCACCGCCTGGGCGCTTAAGAAGTCGATGGAAGGATCGCCCAAAGTTAACTGGGCAGCCCGTGAGTACGCCAGAGGCTTATCCGATTGGCTGGTGAGTGGAACGGTAACAGGGATCCACGCATCAGAGTTCAGCATTAGCCATACATCAGGTTTTGCTGGAACGGCAGACGCTTTAATTGACACACCGTTAGGGCTAACAATCTGTGATTTTAAGACAAGTTCTAGGGAGTCAGACAAGCCTGAATCATGGCTTGTGGATCACCAGGACCAGCTGGGAGCTTATAGCCTGGGTTTACAGGAGATGATCGGATTAAGGGTAAAAGCTGGAGCGATCATCATTGGAAAACCAAACGGCACTGTGCAGTTAAGGATGTTGAGTGAGTTAGAGATGCGTGGCTGCGAGTGTAGATGGAGTGAGCGTTTAAGTCGTTATCAGGCTATGTTGAGCACTGGAGCGTTAGAACTAAATGCCTTGCAGTAATGATCAGGCAACACGTATCGCAACAGAGACCGATATGTTATTGAATATACAAAGAGCAAAAGAGGAAGCATTAAAGGCTGATAGTCCCAAAGGATTAACAGCCTTAGCGCAAGGTTTTTGGTTTACATATAATAAAGAGAAAGGAAGGCAAGCTAAGACCAAGTCCAGGAACCGATCTTATTGCCATTCATATCACGTATAGAAGCACTTCTATGACCTAACAATATTTTATGCCTTATATTCTCCACGATATAATCAATTTCAAGATCAGGATAATAATCTATATCAGGGGAGGTTTCCCCCCCTGGCTCGTCTCGATATGGGAAGCAAGAGTGATCAGTATGAATAGTAAGGTTTAACTTACTCATGAATCTTCTGGGGAGGGAAGTCCATGTTCTAGCCAATCCCATTCGGTGATCAGTTCCTCTGTATCAGGGGAAGGTGCCCACCATCCACCTTCATCTAACTCCCATCCTGCTTTGGTACGGAGCTTGTAGATACGATTTTCTTCAGCCATTGCGGCATGAACTTTATCTGCATGATCGTACCAAGTTGGACATTTTTCCAACAATAAAAGATTTTCCCGTGCCTGATAGGTGCTGCTGTTGTCGTTAGTCATTTTAAAGAAAAGAGTTTAGAAGGTTTACCGTAGTAATTTTTATGAGAAAAGTATTGTTTACCTTCAAGAGTTTTCCAGGCAGTAACTTCTTTGTACGGAGTCGAGAGATGATGGGTCCATGGACATTTTACTAGCACAGTTTTACCATTCAATACAGCTTGTTTCTCCAATTTAGTCAAAGAAGAAACATATCTGTATTTATCTGAACCCTTACCTCTTGGAACGCCTGTAGGTGAAAAGATTGGATAAGTCATCGTAGGTTGGGGTTCCTCTCAGCTGCTGTTGGAATGGAATCTTCTTCATCTTTGAGATCAAATTGTTGTCGCATCTCTTCAATTTCTTCATCAGTAAGCATAGAGAAGTAGTCTAGGTAGTCTTCTTCAGCTGTGTAGTAATGGCTCATTGTTGATCGGGCAAAGTAGAAATTTTGTGGCGTTGAATGAGAACAGAAAGCCTCATACTGTAGAGATCAATTTTTTCTTCATCATCCCTTGCGATGGCACGTTGAAGAAGTGAATTAATCTGCTGATAAGGCTTAAGCCAGGCGGGCTTATCTGTTTGGAGCGGTTGAATTTTAGAGAATCGTTCTAGATGCCTGTAGGCCGTTGCCTGGGAGACATCAAATTGATCCATGAGCTGGTCTGCGATCTCACGGTGACATAAGCCATCGGCCTTCAGATCTGAGATACAGGAGTCAATGGAGTCACGATCAACCACGGGCGATTCTCATGAGAATTCTGAGAAACATCTTTTTGAGTGGATGTTTTCTGGTACGAGGGAAGGCTTTCATGGATCAGATGCGGTGGTTATTGGAACGGGTTGCGATGATAACCTCATTCGTTTACTATTCTAGAGTACATCACAATAGAACGCAATGGCTACGATGAAACGGTTCCTAGAAGACCATTTGATGCCCAGCATCGAGCCAGGAGAGTATCTGCTGCCAGACGAGCAGAAGCTTGTTCTAGACGCTCTGACGTGGTTTTCATCGGACGTTGAAGGTATGAAATCAGCCGGTAGGATCTCTTGGATCATTGAGAAGCTAAAACGCGCTCAGGCAGAAGGTGGGAGCATCACGCTGGTGCCTTAGTTCCCCAGGAGCGTACAGATAATAAAAAAGCCCCATGTTTGGGGCTGTTTTTTTATTTTGTGATTCCATGTATTCGCCGCCAAGCACACCAAGTCGTTGCCTGACAGGCACTAGGTGTGATTGATAACTCATTCGCTGCTGCAATGTAGTCTTGTTTTATCTGTATTCTAAGTTTTTTACTGATTGCTTTCACTTTGCTTAACGCTACTTTCTGACCATTCCAGATATTGAAAGCGTGGCCGTCTACTGTAACTTCGGACGTGTCAAGTAAAATCGAATTAAAGAACTCGATCAACTTAGGTCCAGATAAAGTATCTTTAATGAAATTTTCAAATGTACTTTCAAGAATTATCTTGCCAGGACAAAGATCTTTAAGCTCATGATCTTTATTTAAGATCGTTAATGCTTTATCTTTGTTGCGATTGAACGTTGAAACTTTAACTACTGATGCTGATTCTTTATTTATTTTATAGGCTTCTATCAACTGAGTGCTGTTTCGGACGTTAGTTTTCCAGCGGTTATGCGGACTGAGCGCTGAGATGACCCCAGCTGCTGTTACTAATTGAATATCAAATTCACTACTCAAAGAATAAGCTAGTTTACATGCTGTTTTATACCATTGGGCGCCTTCAATTCTTTCAAGATTAGTGCTTAGTTCGTATGTAGCAAGAATTTTCTTGACATTGCGTTTTGTCATTGCGTTTAAATCCTGTAATGTGGTGGTTGCCTCTACTAAAAGGCAATATTTGGCCGAGGAATTAAACCTCGGCTCAGTAACTAAGCGTTAATTTGATATCAATTAACTTGGTTCTATTAGATTTTCTGCAAGTTCTGCTGCTACTTCCTGTAGGTGAAAGTTTGAGTTTGGGCCATACGTTAATTGTATTTCTGGGAATGCATCAAGAATCTTTTTGCTATTAATTGGGTCGGCGAAAAATAGCGTTTTAGCCATTGATCGAATAAAAGAGCCTCCATAGGTCTCCATGCGATCAATAGTTTCCATTAGTTCTTCAGTAGTCATTGTGTTTTGGGTCGTGGAATAAGCGGAGAACCGCTCAGAAAAGCCCCGTAGGGCCTCAGTGAGTGGATCATTAAGTGAAACAACGTTCAGTGATACATTTCACAGTAAACATTAGACTACTGGCACGGACAGGATACGACTGATCAAAATCTTTGCAGCTGCTTTGCACGTGCAGACACCAGAATTTAAGCCCCAAATTTGATCAGTCTCTTTCAATAAGTCTTGATCAATCCATGGGTAAGTGTAACGTGCTAGATCATCCCATATTCTGAGATTAATAGCGTTTAAATGTTTATCTGTTTCGTACGCTTGAATTAATTCTTCTGGACTGAATTTGCCTGCGATGATGTTGACAATTTTGTCATTAGCAAATTGGGCATAAAATGCCTGATGCATGGTTGCTTTCTCGTCCTGATCACCTTTGAAGGTCAGGTACTGCTTTCGAGTAAATACCATTGTGTTTTCCAGTGAGTGTGGTGCGGATCAGCCCTAAGGCTTTCTCCTTTACTACATTAACATGATTGACTGAAAAATGCCAGACATAAAAAAAACGACCCCTTGGGGTCGCTTTCTCTATATGTTTTTTTGGAACGGATAGGTTAAAAAAAGATCCCGCACAATGGCGGGATAAACTTAAAGATTAATAGGCTGAGAATCTATCTTTGAGAATTTAGCACAGTACTTTCTAGTTTGAATGAACCAGATAAACTCCTTAGCAAAGATCTTACTTCCTGGCATCAATAGAGATAAAATTGCGTTTAGTCTTGACTTAGTTACTCTTGTTTCATATCCGCAAGTTGTAAGATACAACTTGGAATCTTCAATCTGAGCAATTTTGTTACCATGAAGCCTGACAATTAAACCGTGATCAGTGTTAGAAACCCTTGTGTTTCCGGACTGCCAATCTCTTTCATTAGCAATAGCAGTCAACATCTCGTTTTCGATTTTTCGCATAAGAGCTTAGATAGCGGTGATGTTTATTGGAGCGGAAAAAAGAAAACCTGCCAAGATGGCAGGCTCTCAGTAGTTAGCTGAGAATAATCTCAGTATCGTGGCGATAAGCGTCGATCCCTGCCGTGCTTTTTAGTTTCCAAAATAAAGCAGCCTTTTTAACCGCTTCATAGGAACTATCTGCTGACAAAACCTGCGTACCTTTACTGACGTGGACGACAGTGTAGAAATACATAATATTCGTTTCAAAGGTAACGCTTATCGATACAAGCATAAGCCGTACCGACGAAGGCATCCTCTGAATAGCTAACTAGTTGGTGCGTTGACTCTAGAGTTTTGCAGCGCTCTGCGGCTCTCTCGTTCATTAACGCTTGCACCGGCGCAAGTAATCCCACGCCGATAGCAGTACCCGCAAGCACACAAGTGAAAGAAGAAAACATTGTTTTGAATTTTGATAGGTTAGGAAAAAAAACCTCGGTCAGACTGAGGTCAGATAAGGTCCTTTGGATAAAAGCTCGGCTATTTCCGAATTGTTCATTATGTAGTTTTCTACATCGTCCAATTCGTAAAAGGGATCACCGAACTGATCCCCACACCCATCGACAAGAATGTAAAGCCTTTCCTTGTCTTCGTCTCTCCCTTTCACTAGGGAGAAACTAGTGCATTCCTGACAAGCTTCTTTTAACAGGTCAAACCGTTTTGAATCGGTCATTGCTTTGGTTTTTTTAGGAGGTGGTTTTTGTGCTTACTGATAGCCGCTTCTGTGACGCTGTGGATCGTGTGATCGGTCAGGCTTGCGCGTGAGTATCACCCGGACTGATTGGGTCGCTAGGAGGTCAGCTATCAGCTGTCTGGATTTCACGCGCCCAGACTGTGGCGAGGGTCGTTTTTCCACCGGAAACCGCCGGGATTCTCTCTTAAATCTCAGGAGATGCCGAGACTGTTTTTTCTACGAGAGCGGAGCCGCTGCCCTTCCTTCTCTCTCTCCTAGTATTCTATCACACAATCAAGTGATATGTGAGTAAGGGGGGTAGGATTCAGGTTTTCTTAACATTCCTTCATGGGTCGGGTACCCGAAACATATTCTCGTCAACTAGCATTCGTGTACTAAAAAAGCCCCCCAGCATGAGAGGCTCGCTGTCTTTGTTGTTTGGTGCGTCAGTCGTCTTTGTTTTCGATTTTGATGGTCAGGTCAGGCGCTTGAATATTGACGACCTCAGTGGATTCACCGATAACACGTCCAATGGAATCAAGAACCTGGCTGGCAGTTTGTAATTGACCTTTTTTAAGAGCCTGATGAAAAAGTTTAGTCCGCATGTGTTGAAGACGTGCGAGCATATTTTCTCGATCTTCTTTCCAGTCTTCATCAACGAGTTGTTTTACGTCACGCCAATCACGCCAAGCAGTAGGAATACTGACCTGTTCTTTTTCAGCATGATCGTAAACGAGTGCTCTAGCCGATAGCCCATCAAGCTGCCGACGATAAAGCCGTCTCAGGCGATGCTCTTTAGCTTGCGTGGTGCGTTCGGTATGAGACACGTATAGATAAATGATTTTCCCAATGATAACCCCATAGGGAGCCGTGTGACCGGGGGGCAGGGGTCAAGAAACTATGTATTGTGATAGACATGAGTCAAAAATCCGAACCTATTCAACTTCGATGGGCGCAAGGCGAAGTTTTTTCATGTGAGAAACGATTTCGAGTATTAGTTGCGGGTCGCCGCTTTGGCAAATCGTATTTGTCATGCGTTGAGTTGTTGCGTGGAGCGATCAACCGTCCTGGGGAGACATTTTTTTATTGTGCGCCAACGTATCGAATGGCAAAAGACATTGCGTGGCGAGTTTTAAAGAAGCTTGTACCAAAGGTATGGATCAAAAGCAAGAACGAAACTGATTTAAGGATTGAACTAATCAACGGTTCAATGATCGAATTAAAAGGAACAGAGAATGCGATGGCATTAAGGGGTCGAAGTTTAAGCGGTGTGGTGTTAGATGAGGCAGCATTTATGGATTCAGAGGTATGGTTTGAGGTTATACGACCAGCTTTAGCGGATAAGGAGGGCTGGGCATTATTTATTTCTACACCTGACGGAACAGCGAGCTGGTTTTATGATTTATGGTGTTATGTAGCCGAAGATCCAACAGAATTATGGCAACGGTGGAGTTATACAACAATTGACGGCGGCAATGTAAGTGCCAAGGAGGTAGAAGCAGCCCGTGCTCAACTTGATTCTCGAACGTTTCGGCAAGAATTTGAAGCAAGCTTCGAGAATTTAACAGGATTAGTTGCAGTTAGCTTTTCGGACGAAAACATTTCAGAAAAAGCCAAAGATATCAAGATTCAACCATTATTACTGGGAGTTGACTTTAACGTTGACCCAATGAGTGGAATTTTAGCAGTAAAAGACGGTGAAACATTATATGTATTTGATGAAATCATGTTGACTGGAGGAGCGACGACATGGGATTTTGCGGATGAGGTTACACGTCGTTATGGTGTGGATCGAAGGATTATTGCATGTCCCGATCCAACGGGCGGAGCGCGAAAAACACAAGGTGTTGGGGTAACAGACCATGCAATTTTACGTCGAAGTGGATTTACGGTTCAATCACCAAGGGCACCATGGAAGATTCGTGACAAGATTACATCAGTAAATACAGCATTAATGGATGCAGCCGGTCAGCGTCGTACAGTGATCCACCCACGATGTAAGACCTTGATCAAATCATTGAGGACATTGACGTATTCACCGGGAACAGGATTACCAAATAAGAATTTAGGAGTGGACCACGCATTTGATGCTTTTGGATATTTAGTTTTACAACAATTTAATCTGGCAAAACCAGAGACGATGGGTAGCACTTCTTATCGGTTGTATTGAATTGAAGCGCATAAAAACCGTTCCATGTCCTAGGTGTGAGTCAGTAGAAACAAAAGTTGGAGCAACTTATCGATCTCAGGATGATGATGTCGTGAGATTTCGTATTTGCAATAAATGCGGCAAGAACTTCAGGACGATCCAGCCGCCAGAAGACATCTTATCCAATACAGTAGTCGTCAAACATTATCCTCGATATACAGAAAAGCATAAAAGGAAAGAAGTCAAGCTTGAGTATGACCGGCGATTGTCCTAGAATGAAAAAGATCTAAGGTCTTGCTATGGCTTACGGTATGACACCTAAGAAGAAGCCAGCAAAAAAGCGCGGTTTATACGCAAATATCAAGGCAAAACGTGATCGAATCAAAGCGGGCTCTGGCGAAAAGATGCGTAAACCAGGCGCTAAAGGTGCTCCAACAGCGAAAGCGTTTAAGAAAGCTGCAAAAACTGCAAAAAAATCGAGCCGCAAAGCGGCAAGAGGTAAAAAATAGTTAGGACTTAATCCGTAGCTTGTTACTGCTAAGGAGTTAGACTAATAGCTATAGAACCTTCCTATGTCTACCCATGGCTGTTATTAGAGGAGAAGAGGGCGCTGTCCAATTTAGTGCGACTGGTGGCTCCAATGCGACCATCGTTGGCACTCGCAGCTGGACACTCAGCATCTCAAAAGAAACACTTGACACCACCAAGCAAGGTGACACCTTCCGATCCAATGTCGGCAGTATGGTCTCTGGCTCTGGAACGGTAGAACTTGTCTATGACCCAGATGCGACTGGACAAGCAGCTTTTGTCGAAGATGTGATTACGACTGCTGATCCAGCAGATGCAACCTTTGAGTTGTTTACTAAAGGAACAGCAAGTGGTACTGATTCTGTAAGTTTTGCTGGTCTTATTACCAGTATGGACATCGGATCAACTGCCGGTGATCTTGTTGTTGCAACCTGCAACTTCATTACTAGCGGAACAATCACCAGCAACCTTGAATAAAGGTTGATCTGATGGTTGAATATCGCGGCGAACGTTTCGCTGGCTACAACAAACCTAAGCGTACTCCGAGCCACCAGACAAAATCCCATGCCGTTTTGGTAAAGGAAGGTGATAAGGTTCGACTGATCCGATTCGGGCAGCAGGGAGTCAGTGGCTCACCTAAACGTGATGGTGAATCTGTAGCAGCAAAACGTCGTCGTGCATCATTTAAGGCTCGCCATGCAGCCAACATAAAGCGTGGCAAGCTTTCCCCTGCTTACTGGGCCAATCGTGTGAAATGGTGACATGACTTATTCCGTTCCTGGCTCGGTACGCACCCGTCTCGTCAGTTCTTCTTATTTAGGAAGTATTGATAGTCCATTTGTTCGCACCAAAGCGGTGATTGATCAAATGAAGGGCTGGGAGATCATGACCGCCGTGACAAACGGTACTGAATATCTACGAGAAAATAGCGAAACATTTTTACCTCTTGAGCCACGTGAAGACTATGATGCCTATCTAGCACGGGTAAATAGATCTGTATTTTCACCCTACACGCAACGTTTAATTCGAGCAGCTGCTGGTTTAATTTTAAGAAAACCAATTAGCGTTGAAGGTGATCTTTATTGGACTGAAGTATTTAACAAAAATGTTGATGGCTGTGGATCGGACATTGATGAGTACGCACGTCGTCAAGCGATTTGCGCTTTAACTTATGGCCATTGCAATACTTTAGTTGATTTTCCCGCACCAACGGCCGCAAGGACTTTAGCTGAAGAGCGAGCTTTGAACCGTAGACCATATTGGGTAGAAATTGAGCCAAAAAATATTTATGGATGGAGATTAGATCGAGACTCAAATTATGGCACTTTAACCCAAGTACGAATTGCAGAAAAAGCAGTTATACCTGACGGTGAATTTGGTGAAAAATGTTATGATCAAATTCGTGTAATCGAGCCAGGTCGCTACAGGCTTTATCGTAAAAAGGAAGAAAATAAATCACTAGAAGGCGCTGCTCCATACCCTGATTCATACGACCAAACCAATTCTGGAGGGGAGTTTGAGCTTATAGGACAAGGCGTCTATGACTTAAATGAAATTCCTTTGATAACAGTTTACGCAAACAAAATCGAACCATTATGTAGTCGTCCACCGCTACTTGATATTGCATATTTAAACCTAGCTCACTTTCAGCGTCAAGCTGACCTGATTCATAGTCTACATGTTGCTAGTCAGCCGATGTTAGTTATGGAAGGCTGGGACGATCAAACAAAAGACATAGCAATCAGCGTTAATTATGCAATGGCAACGCAACCTGGCAATAAAGTTTATTATGTTGAGCCAGCATCTAGTGCTTTTGAGGCTCAATCAGCGGAGGTGCAGGAGCTACAACAGCAAATGAGCAGCCTAGGCATTAGTACCCTCAGTCAACAGAAACATGTAGCTGAATCAGCTGATGCTCGCCGTTTGGATCGTATCGACACCAATTCAATGTTGGCGATGGTTTCAATGGATTTAGAATCTGGTCTTCAGAAGTCTTATGACTTAGCTGCAAGTTATTTAAACATCGAGCCACCTGAGGTCAAGATTAGTCGTGATTTTGATCTTCAACGCTTAATTGGTCAAGACATCACTGCGATGGGTCAGTTGTTCCAAGACAACGTTATAAACCGCGAAGAGTTCCGTGAAATGCTTGTTCAGGGTGAGATTTTACCTAAAGCAGCCGAAGTCAACGATGACGTTAAAATAGAAGAGTAATAGCTTTTTGATCATGGCTGGACTTCGTTTTGAAGAAATCAATCCTCCCAAAAAAGAGGAGTGCCCGTTGCCTCCAGTCAAGAAAGCAACCAAAAAGCCGAAGTCTAGTAAAGTAGACGAGTCTATTAAATCTTAAAGATGGAAGAACAGGTCATCCAGGAAACGCCAGTGGTGTCTCCTGAGCAACCAGTGGTTGCTATCGAAGACACAGCAGCTGTTGATGCTTCTCTTGCCCAAGCTCAATATGAGCAACAGCTTGAATCATTAAAGGCTCGCGCTGTTGAAGCCGAAGAAAAATTCCAAGGCGTCAAAGTCAAGCTTGATGATGTCTACAAAAAACAAAAGGACGCTCGACAAAAAACGCTTGAAGATCAAGGCCAATGGAAAGATCTTTGGGAAGAAGCAAACCAGTCAGGTCAACAAAAGGATCAGCGTATTGCCGATCTGGAGCGTAAGTTAGTCGAGCTAGAGACATCTAACGAGACAGCGGCAATGCAAACTTCTGCATTATCTGCAATCAGTCAAGCGGGAGCTGTAAATGCTCAACAGCTGCTTCAGTTAATGCAAAAAGACTTGAAGAAATCAGAGTCTGGCAAAGTTGTCGTATTAGATGGTGGCATTGAGCAAGACATCAATGTTTATCTTGCGAAACTAAAAAATCCTGGTTCTGGCTGGGAGCATCAGTTCAAGCCAAGTAGTGCTTCTGGGATGGGTGTAAAACCAAGTTTGAATACTGCTAATGCTTCTGGAATGTCTAATCCTTATTTAGACGCGACAGCAAACCTAACTCAACGTATGATGTTAGAACATACCGATCCCGATCTTGCAGCCGTGCTCAAGAGAGAGGCAGGTAAGTAGTCCCAGTGGGACACTAATTCGAGTCAGTGACTTGATCCCTGTAAACTTTATCTCCTAAAAAGAAATGGCTGCTCCATTTCAGAATTATTCAGGCGGTGTCCTACTTGCGGACATCGTAAAAAGAAATAATTTCAGCACCTACGTGTCTGAGGCCATCAAAGAGCGCAGCTTGTTTATCAGGTCTGGTGCAGTTGTTCGCAACTCCTTGCTTGATTCAAGAGCTGGCGGCACACGCATCCAAGTCCCTGAGTTTAATCCAGTATCTCCAACGGAGGAGATTATGGATGGAACAGCAACATGGGGGACCGGATCAGCTGGGCACCTTACTCCTCAAAAGATTGGTACAGGTACTCAGATTGCAACGATTTGCCATCGCGGTTTTGCTTACGCCGTAGATGATGTTGCAGCATTGGCTGCCGGTGAAGATCCAATGCTTCACATTCGCAATCAACTTGCTGATGCAATCAACAAGCTAAACAGTGGTCGCTTGTTTTCTCACCTTGCTGGTTTATTTGGCACGGCACTTGCTGCTAATGCCATTGATAAAGGCAAGGCAGCTGCTTCTGGCGCTGGGGAAGAAAACTTCTTAAGTGGTTCAACAGTTGCCGAAGCGCGAGCCAAGCTTGGTGAGCGTGGTGATGAGCTAGACACTCTTGTCGTTCATCCTTCTGTTGGTTTCTACCTGTATCAGGTTGGCCTGCTGACCTTCTCTACTTCTGCATTGTCTACTGGTGGTGCAGTGACCTGGGGCGGCGGTGGCGTCGGTGTTGGTGCCCGTTCTATCGGTGAATTTGCCGGGATGAACGTAATCATGGACCCAGCAGTTAATACTGTTGCTCCTGGCACTGGAGGCCACCAGCGTGAGTTTTATTGCTACCTAACCAAAGGCGGCACTATTCTTGAAGGCGTTCAGCAAGAGCTGCGGATTGAAGCTGAAAGGAACATCCTTGCTAAGCAAGACGTGCTTTCAGTTGACTACCACTCGGCCTATCACGTGATGGGTACGAAGTATGACAACGCGAATGACAATCCAACCAATGCTCATCTGGCAACAGCTAACCGCTGGGCTGCCACGTATGACGTTGAGTTGATTCCTTTGGTTCAAGTGACTGTTAACAGTCCTTTGGATACAAGCACCATCTGATCTTGATCAGATAAAAGGCCCTACCATCAGGTGGGGCCACTCTTTTTTTTTCTTGCTATGGCTGCCACAGTTAATGCCACTCTTAGTAGCGCGTCAGCCAATAGCTACGTGACGCTAGGGGAAGCGAACGCATATTTCGAGACCGTTCCAGATAGTAGCGATTGGGATAATAAAACAGATGATCAAAAGAATAGGTCTTTAATTTCTTCCACTCGTTGGATCGATAGTTTAAATTTCTACGGTGATCGTTGTGACACTGGCCAAGCATTGAAATGGCCACGTAACAATTACCACGTTGATCGTGTTGAGCTGACTTGTAGTGTTATCCCGTCTGACATCAAGTACGCTGCATACGAACTGGCGCGAGCGTTGGCCAATGAACCGGACTCAATTACAGGGACTACCGGCGATACGGGGTTATACGAAGAAGTCAAGCTTGGAGACATCGAAGTCAAGTACAACACTTCTAGCCAAGCTACTGGAACTGTCAATAACGTATTCGACATTTACCCTTGGTTGCAGTCTTATCTTGGTGCTTATAGTCTTGGAGGTAGCGGTAGCTATCAAGTACGTGTGGTGAGGGGTTGATATGGCTGGTCAACTCGACACTCTTTTCAAGAACGTAGCAAAATCAGTTGTAGCTGATTTAGGTAAATCGTTTGACAATTCAATTATTTATACAATTAAAGCATCTCCTACTTATAACGTTAATACCGGATCTTTAAGTACAACAGACACAGTTTATTCATTCAAAGCTCCAGTGGAGTTTATTGATTCACAAGAGGAAGAGGGCAGGGAAGAGCGTAAAGCAAAGTTGTATATCACTCCTGATCAAATAGGAGGTAATCAACCAACCTTTGAAGATACCGTTACTTTAAAGTATGCCGGATCCAATAGGGTTACTCAGATCGTTGATCTTCGCACGTATAAGGGTAATCAAGAGTATCTGTTTGTTTTGTTGGTGCGGTTCTGATGGCTAAGAGCGTGGCCAAGCAAATTGAAGCAGAGGTTGAAGCGCATCTCCAGCAAAGCTATAACCGACTAATTAACACCGTTATGCGTCGGCTTGCGACTAAAAAACGCAGTCCTGTTTACACAGGTTTTTTTGCATCAAGCTGGAAAGCAGATACCTCGCCTATCAATGCTCAAGATAAAGTTGAAGAAAACGCTCCTTGGTCCCAAATCAAAGCAACAAAAAACGCTAACCCTGCAAGCAAAGATTATAAAATTGATCCAAGATTTTACCCTCCAAATAAAGCGTTTAACTATAAAAAACGTGTTTACATTGGGAACACAGCTGAATATGCGGTTTACGCATTGGAAGACGGCAGGGTCCAACAGTTTGTTCAAGGGTCTGAAATGAAATCTCTAGTTGATGCAGCGTTCAAGGAACGCAAGGCCAGGATTTCAGTTGGATCAAGGCAAGCGACAGGTGCTTTCGGCAGTGCAGCTGGCAAGATTTACACTGGTTATAGCGAGGTGTAGTCATGACTCTGGTAAACGCAAGAGCAGCTTTTGAAAAAGCAGTGACTGATGCTGTTGCAGCATCCGATGCTGCGGTATTAATGGTTTACGACAATGTTGCGTTTACTAAGCCAGGTAAAACTAAAAAATACATTTTAATGTCAGTCAGCTTTGGTCAATCGACGCTCCAAAACCAAGGTGCCGCACAAGATTATTATTCTGGAACGATCCAATGCAACGTATATGTCCCCAAATCAGCTGGTACGGCAACGTTGTCTACGATTAGCGAAGCAGTGGTCAACGGTTTAACTTCTGTGAATGCCAGCACCTACACAGACACTTATAGCTCTAGGCCGCGTGTTTTAGACATTGTTGGGCCAACACCGTTAAACATTGAAAACCGTTCGCACTTTGTTGGAGTAATTTCTTGTCAATTTTCGGCAACCGCGTAATAGACTGTTAGGCAAATGCAGACCTTAGATGCGTGCTTCAGAGCTTCTTCGGAACAAGTTTGGCGTCAGCCAGCTGTATAGGTACGAAGTAAAACAAGAAGAAGAGGTGGTGCTTGAAATCTATTGGCATCCGCTTACGATTGCTGAACGAGAGTCAATTCAGAAAAGCGCCGATTCAGACGAAGCCGGAGACTTTGCGCTCAGCATGATGCTTCGTAAAGCTTTGAACGCGGATGGAAAGCGTTTATTTCAAGAAGGAGAGAAAGCTGTTCTAAAAAATTCAGTCGAGGCAGCCGTTCTTCAGGACATTCAGTTAGCCATGTTAGCTTCTGGAGCGGAGAATAAAGTGGAGGAAGCGAAAGCAGACTTGAAAAGCTAATGGAGATTGGTTTTTTATTTATGCTCTAGCTAAGGAGCTGGGCATGACTGTTGCTCAGCTTTGCAAGACTTTGACGCGGGAAGAGTTGGTCGGTTGGGCTGCTTTTTTTGAGTTGAAATCGGAGCAAGACGAGAAAGCAATAGAAAAAGCCAAAACAGCAAATCGAACGCAAGTACCAGTTAGGAGGTAAGATCAAGTAAGGGTCGCTGCCTAGCCGTGCCAGATTTTGGGATTAATCTTGATCTAAACGTTCGCGGACAAGAAAAATTTCAACGGGCGATTAAGGGAGTTGAGGCGCTTGAAGCAGCTGCCAAGAGAGTAAAAAAAGAATTTGACTTGTCCGGCAAGCTTCCGGGAACGCAAGCGCAAGCCGACCGGATAGGCTCTCTTAAGGCAGAGCTAACAAAACTTGCCCAAAAGCTTACAACCACTGGAACGTCAGGACGAAAAACTCAAGCTGGAGTTAATGATCTTGTTTCAACGTTTAAGTCTCTTTCTGCGGCAAGCGATGTCACAAAGGTGTCGTTTGATCAATTTGTAAAAGCAACTGTTGTTGCCGAACGAGAAGTTAATAAGCTTGCTAGGGCTGAAGAGAATGTGCGACGTGAATTTTTAGGAATGCAAAGCCTTGAGTCACGCGAGGCTCAGCTAGAAAGAAGAGGTAACAAGCTTAGATTCTTACGAACTCAGAGAAAATTAAAGCTACAAGAGGCTGATGCAAGGAAGGAAAACGCTAAGCAGATAGATAGAGAAGCAAGATCTTTAGAACGAAAAAACGACAAGGCTAAAAGAGAGGCTGCTATTGCAAAAAGAACAAAAGCTCGCCAAGGAAGACAGAAATTTACTGACGTAGCGACTGGAATTGGTTTTCCGCTGTTGTTTGGCGGAGGTCCGGGGTCTGCAATTGGTGGCGCAATCGGTGGGGCGCTTGGTGGGTTAGGAGGTTCTGTTCTTGCTAGTGCTTTGGGACAGCAGATAGACAAGCTAGGAGGGTTTGCGATTAAGACGGGAGCAGCCCTTGACCAACCTATTGAACAATTTGAAGAGATTATCAAGCTCACTGGCAGCCTTGGTCGAGAGATTGGAGGACAGCAAGGACTTTTGAAAAGTCTTGGGTTGACCGAAGTTGCTGCGCTACAGGCTTCGCAGACGTTTGAAGAAGCTTACGGCCTTAAAACAGTTAACAGCTTAAAAGATTTATCACGCTCGGCTGTAGCCTTTCAAGATGCAATGGCAAGGCTGGGAATCACGATAACTGCTACTCTTGCCGGGCCTTTGGGAGATTTGTTAAATAGTTTGTCTCGCGTAATGCCTAAAGGTCGCATTGATGAAATTTCTGAGCGTCAAGTACAGATTAGGCAACGCACTCAACAATTAGAAATTGATTTGAAAGGTGGAATAAACCCTAAAGCTTTGTCGCTAGCGGAAAGGCTTAAGCTCGAAAAGCAAGGAAAACCTGTTCCAGATGTAAATACTTTTGCTGGTGCTTCGTCTATGTCATTAAGTAGACGCACACGTCTCCAATCAAAACTGAATGAACTTAATAGTGAAATGGCAATTTTAGAAAAAGAGAGAACAAGGCTTATAGATGAACAAAACAATTCGCTTACCAGTCAGTCTAAAATCACTGGTATTATTAGAGATCAGATTAAAGCAATTGCAGAGATAGACAAACGAAGAACGCAGCAAGAGCAAATGCGTTTTACAGCAAGAAGAGACACTCTTGCAACTTTTTCAGCAAATACTGAAATCAAGCAAGCTGAAAATAGCCTAAACAGTATTAACTTAAGATTAAAAGCGGTTAAAGAGCTTAATAAAGAAACTATTAAAAATGGCAAAACAGATTTTAAGAATTTTGATAAACAAGTATTGCTTGAGAAAGAACAGACAGCCGCTCAAGAAAACTTAAACAGGTTAAGAGCAAAAGGCAGTAATGACGAGTTAGTAGCCAAAAGAGCAATCAATAAAGACGAGCTTCAGGCAATAAATAACATTAAAAAGACTACAATTTTAAGACAACAGTCCCATCTTGAAGAACTTACTTTTAACAAAGGCCGTGAAGCAATCTTTGAGGGCGAGTTGCTCGTCTTAGAGCAAAATTTTAAGCTTAAAGAGCAAATAGCTTTATCGCAAAACAAGCAGTCGCTTGAAAGTGTGAAAGAGTTGGAAATCAAGAAACAATTAGTACAGCTTCATGCTCAGGAAGCTGATTTGCGAAAAAGAAATTTTGACGAAGCGGTAAGGATAACAAAAGAAAGTCAAGCGCAATTTAGAATTGCAAAAGCAGAGCGCGAGCAGCAAGCGGCTTCTCGCTTAAAGGAAAGTCAAAACAAGTTTGGACTTGATATGAGGCAAAGTCAGATTACGCCTGTCGGTTTCTTTACAGAAAGTCAAAAGTCTATTGACATTAGAGAGCTAGAGACAGCGTTAATTCTTGAGCAAAAGTCTTTAAAGATAGCAAATATGCGAAAGAATTTAAAAGAAAATGGAGCTGACCTAAGAGAAGATGAAAAAATAAATAGACAGTTTGCTATTGATCAGGCAGCAAAACTGTTTGATCAAGACCAGAAAAATTTAACTCAGCTCAACGAACAGCTTGATTTTCAAGATAGGTATCGGGACGCTTTGGCATTAACCACGCCAGTTGTTGACAGCTTGTTTGACAGCCTGACAGCGGTAGTTGCTGGGACGAAATCAGCAGAAGAAGCGTTTGCCGACTTCCTTCGTACTATTTCTGACATGCTAATGGATACAGTTAAGCAGATGATTGCTCAATACATCGCTTTGGCAATTGCAAGAAGCTTTGGAATGGGTGGAAAGGGAGAGCAGCCTGGTTTTGATTTGGGAGGCTTTGGGAATCTTTCTTCTAGCGGAGTGGGTTTTTTGGAGGGAGCAAATATTCCATTACTGTCTAGAGCAAACGGCGGCCCACTTAGCGCAAATCAGCCTTCAATAATTGGCGAACGTGGACCGGAGTTGTTCATTCCG